TCACACCAGTAGTTTAGGTATCGGTTTACGGTTTCTTCCCACGTCTCTCGCCTCTGCTCCTCTGGCAGGTAACGAGCGTAACGTGACTTGTGTATGTATTGTTGATAAGCGTCCATATTAATTTCCTTTGATTACCAGCGGTCAACTACTTTAAACTTTGTCTTTGGGTATCTTGATTCACCTTGGTTCGACCACTTAAAGTAAATGGTTCGGTCATCGTCACGCCAACAACCGTCATAGGTATCGCCTTCGTTGTTGTACCAATAAGCCCTTTGCATGTTTTCATGCCTTTCACAAGCCTCGTCGGTTAGGACTATCTCGCCACCTTGTTTAAGACTTCGGTAAGCTTTGGTGTCTGCTACTGCTGGAACAGCTAACAAAGCACTCAATAAAATTACAAGCTTCTTCATTCGTTTATCTCCTTAATTAATCTGTCAATGTACCAGCGACACTTGCGTAAGTCTTCAACTGGTTTACCTTTGTAGTCGTAGCGCCACAAATACTTCAGTGCGTTGCCTTTTAAGTAGCCGTTAAACTCATTAGCTGGCATAGATGCCTTGATAGCTTCGATGGCTTCGATTGATCCCTTGTTGTAGTGATCAGGTTGTTCTACCGGGTCTATCTTTTTTGGCTTTCTGATAGACAGGTTATTCAATGCTCTTACTGTATCCCATTCTGAGGGAGTAGCGTCATCAATACTCATACTTTCTCCTTAAATAGTTCATGCTTACAGGTAACTCATCAAAGGAACCGTTGTCTACTTCGTTGAGCATCCATATACCAGACCAGCTACCGTTTGTTTGAGGATTTAAGTACTCCTCATAGTGGTTGTAATAGATACCAGCAAACAACCCTGTGATGTTACTACCATCTGCTTTCCTTGCATAGGCTATGTCACGATCTTGTACATGTCCCATGATGCACGACATGAACTTCTTTTGCAACATCAGCTTTGCACACGTTACTGGTCTGCCCATGACACCGCTAGTAAAGTAGTGACAGTAAGCAATACCATCAATGATGATAGGCTCAAGGAACGGTACAACTTCCCAACCAGATTGCTCCAGCTGAAAGTCATCGTAGCTCATCAGTCCTTCAAGCTTTGCATCTGTTTCGATAGCCCGTTCAATGCGCTGTTCATGGTTACCTAACAAGAATACCATGCGTGGGTTCCATGTCTTCTTCTTGTGAAGACGTAGGCGTTTCTGCTCCTCACGAATAGGTTTCAAGAAAGCCCACATAGCATGCTTACCAGCTTCGATGTCGCTAACGTACCGTCTACCCTCGAATGACTTCTTCCCAACGTCATAGCTACTGAGACTTGGCATGTCCCAGTGATCCCCCAGATGAATGATAACGTCAGGTTTAGTTGCTGCCGCATAACGACCAGCCCAGTACAGGTGGTCAACAGGCATGTCAGGTTTTACTTGTGTATCAGGTATTACTAGATGTCTAGTCATCGCTTTTTACTCCATCCGACAGGACAGGTTTCTGGCGTGTACCACGTGAATCCCTGTTTGTCTGCCCATTCTTGCATGGTGTATTTAGTCCCGTCACTTCTACGTCTTGCTCCGGGCATGACTGTTCTTGGGTTTTGGAAGACAAAGACCAACGTCTCCTGCTCGCCAAGGCATCTGCTAATATCAACATACTTCTTCGCTTCTGCTCTATCACGGAACCTCCCTTTAGCCTCAATGTAAATTGTATACGGACCGTCCTTGTATATAAAGTCAGGCTCGTATGTTCTTACTTGAGTGTACGTTATACCACAAGAGTGGTACTCACACCGCTTAAGCTTTTGATGCAGGTCATACTCAAACCAACTATCAAAACCTCTTGGTACGTTACGCCTCGTTCTCTTCACTTGGTCTTTCCCATAGTTGATTAGGCTCACGACGTAGCCAGAGCAGCCTAGCGTTCTCAATGACACGCTCTTCAGACTCCAACAACTCAACGCACTTGTTAAACATCTCTATCTCTGACAGTCCTTCGAGGAGCTTCTGAGACTTTTTATCACCGATACCATACACGCCGACAATGTTATCAGCTTTGTCACCCATGATGATCTGACGGTAGAAGAACAGTAAGCCTTCCTCTTCAGTAACAGAAGACAGTTCACGTTTGTTGAAGTTGTAGTGTCTGCACGGTACTTGCTTGAAGTCCTTGTCAAGGCTGACGATAATGCTGTCAGGAGTAGAGGTAGCGTCGATAGCAATCAAGTCATCAGCTTCCTCACCTTCTGACACAACAGCATTCCAATCATCTATCAGATACTGACGTATGGCTTCCAAGTGTACAGGCTTTTCTTTGTCCTTACGATTACCCTTGTAAGGCGCAGTCACGGCTATGTCTTTACGGAAGTTACCCTTGCCTGTCAGGTAGACACGGTACTCTGGTTCGCTATCTATCTGTGTGTATAGATCACTAATCAGATCAGATAAGAAACTGCCCGTAGTATAACAGGCAGTCTTAACTGACTCATCGTCGCACTTGAATGCACAACGATAAGCTACGATGTCACCATCAACAAGGATCACAACGCTTCCGCTTCAGAGACGGCGTTGTCAGTGTACTCGATCAACTCAGTCACCTTCATCTTGATCATCGATGGTGAACGACCTGTACCAACAGACCAATCGTAGTAGCCTACCACTGCCACTGCTTGTGATCCGTTAGCGATCAGTACATCTTCAGGTATCTCCACACCGTTCTCGTCTGTCAACCGCATTGGGTTGTTAGACTTCATGGTAATGAAGAAGTTACGCTCATCACCTTTGTTGCTAGGTGCAATACCCATATCTTCAAGTGCCTCAACAGCTTTCTCGCTGAGGTTACCAAGCTGCACTTGATACTTGTTACTGTACTTGTTGAGCTTATTACGCTCACACCAGTAGACGGTACCGCGTACAGTGATGGGTGGTAGTTTGTTCGCAGACATAAGTTTCTCCTTAATGTGTCTCTGCCCAATTGTTGCCTACTCTATACTCGCCGTCTAGCGGACACTGTAGGCCAAGTGTCTCCCCGGCGATTCTGATTGAGCGCACACCGATACGTCCGACTGTATCTGCGTAATGCGCTGGTGTTTCTATCTGCCACTCGTCATGTACGTTGGCTACAAATTTGTGTGGGATGTTGCGTAGTTTATCTGCTAAGTGTACCAGCGCTTGTTTCATAACGCAAGCCCCTGCGCCTTGCAAAAGTGTATTTAATGCGGCATGTTGGGATCTGACTCTGAGCTTTCGTCCATCGAGGCCAACAAGTACGCCTGACTGAGCCTGTCTGTCAATTCTTCCTCTAAGTTCTTCAAGAGCAGGCGTGTTGTGTAGAAATCTCTCTTTAAGCCTTCTTCCAGTGCCGCTATTTCCTCCAACGATAGCTCCGATCTTAGCATCTCCGGCCCCATACAGAAACGCATATATGAATGTCTTTGCAAGAGGTCTAGACGCAAGTCCCGCAGCCCGTTGATTAGCTGTATGAATATCGCCATTGAGGATTTCATTTGTATAGTCATCGTCGTCCATGTAATGAGCCAACATACGTAGCTCTAAACCGCTGGCATCAATACCAACAAGTACGTTACCGTCTTCGACAGTCCAGCATCTTCTGCACTCAGGACCGAACGGTGCAGATACTGCAGGAACCTGAGCCATGTTAGGTGCTTGGTGTGTCATGCGTCCTGTCACAGCTCCGTTGGTAATCACTCTACCGTGTACTCTACCATCATCCTTGACAGATTTCAACCATGAATCGATCTGTGCAACACGTTTTTGTAGCATCATGTAACGTGCAACAGCCTTAGCTTCTGGTCTGTCAATACCTTCGAGTACCTTCTCATCAACGATGATGTTTCCCTTCTCAGTCTTCTTGTCGAACTTGACACCAAGACCTTGCAGTCGCTCTGCTATCTGCTTACGTGAGCCGGGATTGAACACAGTAACTTTGTCCTTCAGCTGCTTACCCGTCTTCTCTGACCAGCGCTCTTCAACGATGGGTGGGAAGATGTCTTGAAGGCTTGCTTCAATGTTGTTCATTTCAAACATCAAGTCCATCATCAACTGTTCTGCATTATCGCAGTCGAGCTTGAAACCGTTACGTTCCTGCTCAGTAACAAGCCAGCCTACTCGATGCTCAAGATCAATTGACTGCTGAGAGAATCCTTCACTGTGTAGCTGTAACTCTAACCACTTGTGAACCTGTTCAGTAAGTTCAACGTCAGCGATACAGTACTCGATCATCTCGTCACTCAGTCCACCGTCGTAGTCTGTGAAGTCGAGCTTGCCTGTTCCTCCAAGGATGGTTCCCCAATTACGCAGTGAATGTCCCCCGTCTTGGCTGGGGTTGTAGAGTCTGGAGAGGTAGAGAGTATCCACAACAGTATCCCTAGAGATATGTACGTTCCAAACACGATCAAGAACACCCACGTCGAATCCAATGAGGTTGTGTCCAATGATTTTGTGTGCATCATTCAACACCTTCTGCAAAGTACTGGCTGTAGTGTGGACTTGTATATCGTTCTTCACCTTCGTAACTGCACACCAGATCGTTGAGTGATCCAAAGTAGTTTCGATATCCAAGTAACAGATACTCATAGTACGCCTCGTTCAAATCGTTTTGTTCAGGGTTGTGGTTAAACTTCTTGTAAGTCTCCATCAACTGTTCCTGTTCCAATATCCAGTTCCCAATCTTGCTCATGGTAGATCATCTCCTCTAAGTCTGCGAGTGTACGTAAGTCTGCACGGTCGATTACATCACCGTCATCTAAAGTAACAGCAAAGCATCTGTTGCACAAGTCTACAAACTCTCCGCTGACTGCATACCGTCTTGTCGCTTCGTAGTCTGTAAGTTCTACGTCACACGCTTTACATCTCACAACACATTCTCCTCGCGTTCCTCTCGTTGTGTTAGTCGTCCTGTCGCCTCATTGTAGAACACCTCACATGCCTTGCCTGTCTTGCCAGTGTATCGGTTCTTCAACACACGTAGTACGGTCGTGTTCTTGACGATAGGATCATCAGCCTGACTGTTACGCTCTGCACCAATGACTGCATCAGACAGCTGTGCAATCGAGGCAGAGCCACGCAGCATACCCAGACTAGTCACTGCACCGTCCTCCAGCTGCTTGCCTTCTGGTCTGCGAAGGTGACTGACAAGGAACATACAGATGTTCATCTCCTGCACGAATGTTCGCAGTTTTGTCATGATCATGTCAAGTGCACGGCGTTCGTCCCCGTTACTCTGATCGGACACCAGTATTGATACGTGATCCAGCACGATGAATCTAACGCCAAGTACCTTCACAAAGTACCGCATCCTGCCCAGTACGTTCTCGATCTCGTTACTGCCGAAGTGTTCCCATAAGAAGACACGGTTCTCGTAGTCCATCGTATCATAGACTAGGTCGATGTCAGTGTCGTCGTACTCACAGTCTGGTAGGTGAATAGGCTTGTTCAGTTCAAGACCTACGAGTCCACGCATGGTGCGCTCAGGTGTCTCCTCAAGGAACATCAGACCAAGGTTATCTTCAGACTGCGCCATGATGGAACTGACTATCTCACGTAGTAACGTTGACTTGCCTAGCCCAGAGCCAGCACAGATCGTCACAAGCTCTGCCATGCGTATGCCGTACAGGTGCTTGTTCAGTCCCTCGAACGGGTACTGTACCTTGGCCTTGGCTAGTGGCTTCTTGATCAACTCACGTAGCTCGCCAGCACCTACGATACCTTCGGGTGTGTACGGTTGAGCAGACCACCACGCTTTGGTGTACATCTCTGAGTCGTTGTTGGCTAGGTAATCACACGCATCCTTGTAGCCATTGACGTGCTTAACAATCCTAGCCTTGTTACCGAACAGATCAGCACATTCCTTTGCCGCGTTCTGTCCCGGTTCATCAGCATCGAAACATATAACAACAGTCTCAAAGCTGTTCAGCCAGTCGTAGAAGAGACGGCAGTCCTTCGCCGCTGACGTTGCACCGTTGCGTACACTGACAACAGGAAACTTACTGCCTGTCATTTGGTGTGCCGCTAACGCATCGTACTCGCCCTCAACAATGGTGACATATTTGCCCCCTTCAGGGAACAGGTGCTGCCCGTACAGCCCTGCGTTCTTCCAGTCGCCAATGATACTGAACCGCTTGTCAGGATTGCGTACCTTGGCGGCAACAGGCTTAGTCGGATCGTCAGGATCGTAGTAACCAAACGTCGTAACATCGCCTTGCTTCAGTGCTGAGTACTTCTTCGCTGTCGTCCCAGTGATGAGACGGTCAGTGATGGTACGGTACTCAGCTGTGATAAGACGGTGCTCAGTCTGACTGAACGATGGCTTGGGTGCGTTGTTGATAGCTCCTAGTTCACGTACGTTTTCTCGTACGCTGTCCTTGGGTGCTGGCGTAAACGTATCACAAACAAAACACTTGCTTGACCCGTCGTCGTTGAATGCAAGACCGTCACTGCTTCCGCAGTCTTGACATGGTTGGTGTGTTTCAGTGAATGGCATGGCTGGCTCCTAAGTCTGCGTAACGTCTGCGAAGATCTTCCTCTTCGAGTTCACCGTAGCCTACGGCTAAGAACGTACCTACCATATTGATCATCTCAGTCACAGTCAAGTGTTCTAAGTCGTACTCAACAAGCTCGTTGATGATGTCATCTTTACAGATAGTCATTACAATATTTCCTTAATAAATTTAACATTACTGTTGACTTTACAGATAGATTTTATCATGGATCTTGTCACGTGTCAACCCTTCGGTTCATATACCACCTCTTCTCTGATAACACGGACGCGTTCGCCGTCTGCTTTGTAACTGTTACAAAAATATTTTGCGTTGTCGAGTGTGCTGTACCAGTCAGACCCGTCAGCACTACGAGCAACCCAGTCACATAAACGCTCGTCCCATTTCTGTACGTTGTACCATGTATCAATACTCATAGTTGATATACTCCTTTTCAATCCTGTCAAGAACCTTTTCAAACCAATCAATTAATCCATCAGGCGTGTACTCTCTTTGTTTCTGAGTACAACGTACCGTACCCTCCACGTTACCTGCAATGCTGCGGCGCTTTCCCTTTTCACATAAGTGAACGGTGTCGTCCTTTGGCGGTAGTTGAGGAAGATTTTCAGGCAACACACCAACGATATATAGCTTTGTTTTCTTGTGCGCGACATGGCCAAAATCGTATTGATCCACGTCAACAACAAAGCCTCCATATATATCAATCTGCCCTGCTTCAGGAAGGTACTTGAACAAACGTGACGCAGAAGGATGCTCAAGTATTCCCCCTTGTTCTCGGACTTTGTTGACTGACCAAACCGCTAAAAACTTTTCGTCGTCAATCTGATCCTGAGTCATCTTACCTCCCCTGCCTGCGATATGGCTTAGTTGTCCCCAGAATCTACAGGGCGGGTGACATACTACAGGGCCGTCGCCTTCATACGTTAGAGCGTTACGGTCAGCGTCGTAAACATCCCAGTGCTGCCGTGTCTTGTAATCTGAATCACGCCTACAAAACAATGCTGTATATTTAATACTCATAATTGATATACTCCTTTTCAATCCTGTTGTAGTCAGCGCAGAGGTCTTCGTACTCCTGTTGAAGAACCTTCTGCGTGTAGTGTTGCGCCTCAGTCAAACCAAAGTCAATGTCCATCTTGTTTAGTTTACCCAGCGCGTCTTCGATCATATCGATAACATCAGCGAGCGCATCTAGTCTGTCGCTGTCCATATCACACCTCCACATCATATCCGTATTTTTTTCTAACGTATTTGGTTTCATACTCCGATAGCTCTTTGTACTTCAAGGCACACTGCTGTTCGTGTATGTCTTTCATCTCTGCAAGGATTCGTTCGCATTCTTCCACTGCTATGTTGTCAATAAAACCTATGATGTCATCATACTGCGTGAACGGAACAACTTCACGTAACTCGTTGTAAGCCCTCATAGATTTTACTTTCAACTTAAGTATTGAGCTAGTCATATTTACACCTCCACATCATAGACCGTAGTGGTCTCTTCATCTTCATCACGGAATGTCTGTACGTCATTGTCCGTCCACTCATAAGACATGTCCAGAGACTCCATCGCATAATCGACAGCAGCTATCTCTGCATCACACTCATCTGAAGCCTTGACATACACACGTCGTGTACAAGTGACAGTTACGTCGTATGCGTAGACGTGTTCCTTGAGCTTGCTGTCCATCTCGTCGAGGTGTTCAACCACGTCGTTCAGTCGTGACTCAAGCTCGTCAAACAACTCAGACTTTGAATGGTAGTCCCTGTCGTACTCGATCTGTTGCCTAATACCGTTGATGGTGCGTCGGAATCCTACAAGGTCGTCTCGTGTTGTTAATAGATCTTCTCTCATGATGTCATCTCCTCTACATGTTTAACAATTTTATCACCATACTCATTCGCTGAGTAGTCGCTGATTACTTCGATGGCTTCGCTATGACTTGTGACGTTGCCGTACACAAATTGAAACCATGCGACATAGTAACCACGGTTATCGCTCCACACACCCACGTCGTCGAAGTCACACTGTCCCATGTTGTCAAGTACTGTGAAGTGTTCGCGTGATTGTTCAACGTCAGCTTCCTCGCCTTCGCCATACACGCTGATGCTCTTGTCTGGATCGCTGAGTACTGTGTCAACGAAATATTCTGCTACTCGTTTCTCTGTGAAATGCATAGTTGTTTCTCCTTCATTACTGGATACAAGTTTCGGTAACATGTTACCAATTAAAAATTGATGGTTGGTATTACATCGTTGTCAACGACAAAGCCGTTGGTGTTAGTCTTCGCTGGCCCTTTTGCCACCAGCCCCACTACTACTCCGCGATGATTAACATTGACCCAGTCTGAGTTGTCGCCGTTGATCACCTCTCTCCCCATAAACGTCCATGGGAAATTCTTGTTCCTGAACACGACTGCCATAGGTGCGTCGCTGTAGGATTTGAGAAAGCTCTGCACCTGAGATTGATAGTTCTTGGCTCCGCTGTAGCTGAACATTAGTCGGTAGTTGTCCGGCTGTCGCTGTCCGTGGAAACGTCGAGCCTTCTTTGTGTAGTCATAGAACTGCAACTCAGGGAATGACTGAGGCACGTCGTAGTCTTCCCAGCTGATATCGCTCATTACGTTGAGACGTACAACGCCCTGCACACGTTGCTTCGCACACAGCCTTGAGAAGTTCTCTAGCTCTCGTGACAGCTGTACCAGAAAGCGTTCCTGTTCGTTGTGCCAGTAGTCAGTGCGAGCCTGTCGTGCTTGGTTGATCGATGGGTACACACTACCTAGCCCTGCGTCTTTGAGGCAGTCTTCCATACAGCCCGCAGCTTTTGCACCAGCGCATACCACATTGTCGGGATGCATTGTCAGCGTAGCCATGCGTATGGTCTCGTCGCGGTTAGTCTTTCGAGCCTTGGTGTTGCCAAGTCTTTTGCTCGTGTCAAGTAGTTTCATTACATATACTCCCAATAGTTTACGTCGTCTTCGGTGATCTCAATGCGTAGCCAGCCCAGTGCCAGTATGTATGACTCGCCACCGTCTACTGTGCGTGGGCAGTAAAACGTGGTGATCATGAATAGCGTTGACCAGTACAGATCGATCAAGTGGTCGTCGGTTTTGATAACGATGCCGCTACCTTCGCCGTACCATTTCCGTGCAGTTGTGATTTTCATCGCTTTTCCCTCGCTTTTTTATAGATTAGGTATTGACATTTGATAAGTCAACACCATTTACAGATTTATTTTCGGTACAAAACATCGGTAACATGTTACCAGCTCAGTCCCTAAACATTTCCGTCGCCATTTCGAGCATGAACTCTATGTCTTCTGGGCTTTCCCATTCGTCAGGGTAGTCTGACATGTCTTGCACCATCGCAATATTAAACATCATGTCGCGGTCGTATATTGGCGCAAGCGTACAGTGTTTAGGCTTCGTCGTTAGTCCAGCGCGTTCGCGTAAACGTCCACTATCTGGCTTGAATGCGTTGCAGCCTAGCTCTTTAAATCTCTGGACGGCTTGCTTATAAGTCATGTCGTCGCCTGTCCAGCCTTCCATTTCGTGCAGTTCGTCGTGATCCCACGGTTCACCGCAGTGTCTGCAATGTATGTCCATCGTTTATTCCTCGTCGTTAGTGAGAGCGTACAGCACAAAGCCTACGCCGGTCGTGGTTAGTAGCAGGACAACGTCCCACCAAGGTTGCCATTGTTCAAACATCGTCTAAAAACTCCTTTAACAGTGCGATCGCCGTTTCAGTATCTTCTCTTTCTAAGGCTTCGCGTACTAAATGGGCATTAACTATGGCCTTCCCTAGCGCCACAAACGCTTTTTCATAAGAATCTTTTTCATCGTATGACATCGTCTGATCCTCTCAAAATCGGTAACATGTTACCAGTTTAGGTTTCCGTTTCGTCCGCACAGGACTCGTCAGCACGGCTCTATACCGTGGACGGAAAAGCGCACCTCCGAAGAGGTGCAAGGCTCTACGGGTTGAGCGGGTTATACTGACAGCTTGCGCATCTCTTCAGCGATCATTTCGAGCACGCTATCCGGCACTTCGGAAGCGTCAAGCTTTTGCGCAAGTGTAGTCAAGATATCGCGGGTTTCAGACTCTTCTGTTTCTTCTGTCTCGTGAATGTAAAAACTGCAGATACCGTCTTTCAGGCTGAAGGTTATATCAAGGCCTAAACCGCCTTTCTCAATATCCTTTCGCGTCTCTCTGCGTAGGGTTTGTCTCAACACCTTCAATGCTGATTTAGCCTTTCCACCATCCGCGTCATCATGTGCGCGTAATTCCTTAGTGGCTCGCTTCGCTTGGATGATCTCAACGGCGTCCTTCAGCGTGTCCAATCCGGTCACATTGCCATGCGCGTCAATGTTGATCACTGGTAGGAATGCTCGGACGTGGCCAGCGAGTCGACCGTATGCCATTGCTGTGTCTGTGATTTGTCGTGTAGTTGGTAGTGTCATTTTCGTGTCCTCCTCGGACGTTAGCGGTAACATGTTACCAGTAGCGCACCATTTTGGTGCATGGGTAGACTGTCCTCCAGCCTTACCAAATATAGTGCAAGCTGCATGCCACCTATAAAAAATCCTTACAAATCAATGACTTACGAGATCTGTTACCCTGAAATGATACCGATAAAGTGTTACTTTGTTACCGCTGGTGACACTGTTACTGTTACCGGTAACACTTGGGTAACACATTCACGCTGCTTATAGGTAACACAATGCAGATTCATATGCTGAATTATGTAGACCAATGATGTTAACAGGGTTTACATTCACGTCCTGAATGGTCCAACCTAGACTCTCACACCTGCCTATTGAGAATCATTCTTGTTTGCTAATGAGAATCATTCCCGAATGCTAATGAGAATCGTTATCGTTAACTGCACCGGGGGAGGGGCTGTGTCTGCGGCGATTGCGTGTGTTGCTACTCAGACACAAAAAAGAGTAAAATTAGAACTTAATATAGCCAATAGTTCTAAGCAGATAAACTGTATAGAAAACAAGGACTTAGTAGTGCAGAATCTGGACCGTGACTGTACAGTTTAAAGGACATTGTAGTCTTGTTTAAAATAATGCTTGACAAATCATCAAAAGTATGGTACAATAAATAGTATGTTATGTCTTTAAAGATACTTTACCGTAACGGTAATGGTAAATTTTATAAATATATTATTAAAAGTTTACGGTAATGCAACTTTAAAGATTCTTTAAAGAGGTATTTATGTCAGATGTTGATAATCCTCCTCGCCGAAAGCGTGGAAGACCGCGTAAAAGTGACGTAGCTGCATCAAAAAAAGGTAATCGCAATGCTGTTGGTCGCCCGAAGGGTGACGCTGCGGTCATAAACGAGTACAAAGCACGGATGTTAGCGTCTCCTAAGTCCAGAAAAGTGCTTGATACAATATTTGAAGCGGCTCTTGACCACGATCATAAGAATCAAGCAGCGGCGTGGAAGCTTGTTATGGACAGAATACTGCCCGTTGCAGCTTTTGAAAAAGATATTGTTAAAGATGGAGGTAGAAACGCCATTCAGATTAATATTAGTGGTGTTGGTGCAGTAGATATTCCTGAACCTACAGTAATTGAAGGAGAGGTGGTAGATGAATCTTAAGCATTTTGATCCTTCAGAGTTTAACTGTCAAGTCACTGGACACAATAACATGGAAAGGGACTTCCTTGAAAAGCTAGACAAGTTAAGAGAGGCGTGCGGGTTTCCTTTCGTAATTACCAGCGGGTACAGACACCCGACTGAGCATCCGATAGAAGCTAAGAAAGACGTACCCGGCACACATGCCCAAGGCATCGCGGCGGATATAAAAATAACAAACGCCGTGTTTCGCCTTAAGCTTGTCACTGCTGCAATAGGTCTTGGTTTTACAGGTATAGGAATTGCTGAAGACTTTATTCACGTCGATACTCGTGGTACAACGCCAGTTATGTGGACTTACTAATGTTATATACTAAGCATCTTACAATAACAAACACAGATCTGCACGAAGTGTTTGCTGTGCCTAACGGTTACGTATGTAGTATTAACTATATTTTTGTAGCCAACCACAATACCTCTACTAACTCAGTAGATTTGTATTGGGATCAAATAGGAGCCAGTGAGTCTAGTGTACCAAGTCCGGGAACTACGACACTAAACTATACTTTTACTAGTCCGGCTACAAGTACTTATCTTGAAGTAAGAAAAAACGGAACTGTTCTTATAGAAGGTGTTGGTAATGACTACACCGTTGATTTAGTTACAAAAACAGTAACACTAACTACAGCATCAGCTAGCGGAGAAGAGTACACAATTGCACGTCTAGATCCTCAAGTTTATATTTTTGACGGGACTAACGTTGGCGGAGGTGACAGATTAGTGCTAGGAGGTCAGTCGTCTTTAGGCATCTTTGCTTTACACGAAGAAGAAACTGTTAAAGCACAAGTGTCAACAATAGGTAACGTAGAAGTAGCAGTTACTTTTGAATTACTAGAAAAGCCAGCGGTACTCGTAGACTTTAATGGATCTTAATATAGAACTACTGCCTTGGCAACAAGATGTCTGGGCAGACGACACAAGATTTAAAATAGTAGCTGCTGGGCGACGTACTGGTAAGTCTAGGTTAGCAGCGTGGATGTTAATTGTAAACGCACTACAGGCGGACAGAGGTCATGTATTTTACGTCGCACCTACTCAGGGACAAGCCAGAGACATCATGTGGCAAACCTTGTTGGAATTGGGGCACCCTGTTATTGCTGGTAGTCACATTAATAATCTTCAAATTAAGCTTGTCAACGGTGCTACCATTAGCCTAAAAGGAGCCGATAGACCAGAGACAATGCGAGGTGTCAGCCTTAAGTTTTTAGTAATGGACGAGTATGCTGACATGAAGCCAGAGGTTTTTGAGCAGATTCTTAGACCTGCCTTGGCTGACCAAAAAGGCTGTGCGATGTTCATAGGTACGCCTATGGGTCGCAACCATTTTTATGAACTATACAAATATGCAGAGTTAGATGATGATCCGACGTACAAAGCTTGGCACTTTACTTCTTATGATAATCCACTATTGGACCCGTCTGAAATTGACATTGCTAAACGCAGCATGTCGAGTTATGCGTTTCGCCAAGAATTTATGGCATCGTTTGAAGCTCGCGGTTCAGAAATGTTTAAGGAAGACTGGGTACGCTTTGGTGAGGATGAGTCAGAAGTAGGAGATTATTACATTGCGGTTGACTTGGCTGGATTTGAAGAAGTCAACAAAAAGAAAACTAAAAACACAAAGCTTGATGATACAGCAATTGCCGTCGTTAAGGTCAGTGAGCACGGTTGGTTTGTTGATAATATTATTTATGGACGATGGAGTCTTGACGAAACGGCACTTAAGATATTTCAGGCCGTTAGAGATTACCGTCCCCTTAGTGTGGGCATCGAACGAGGAATTGCTAAACAAGCAGTAATGTCTCCTTTAATGGATATGCAAAAACGTTATGGTATGTTTTTTAGAGTTGAAGAGTTGACACACGGAAACAAAAAGAAAACAGATCGTATTATGTGGGCATTGCAAGGACGATTTGAAAACGGCTTTATAACATTAAACAAAGGTGAGTGGAACAGTAGATTTTTAGATCAGTTATTTCAGTTCCCTGATCCACTAACACACGATGACTTGGTAGACGCTTTAGCGTACATAGATCAGTTAGCTAACGTACCTTACGGTATAGCTGACCTAGACTTAGACGAACCTGAAATTTTAGATATTGTAGCAGGATACTGATATGACTGAACTGTATGAACAAGATCCATTGATGATCCAAGAGTCTCTAGAAGATTGGGTTATTAACAAATGTGAAGACTGGAGGGATTTTTACGAAAGCAATTATGAGGAAAGATTTGAAGAATATTATAGATTATGGCGTGGTATATGGGACCCTGCTGACAGCCAGCGTGGGTCTGAGCGTTCCCGTATTATTTCTCCTGCACTTCAACAGGCAGTTGAGTCTAATGTAGCAGAACTAGAAGAAGCTACGTTTGGCCGTGGTAAATGGTTTGACGTTAGCGATAACTTTGGTGACACGGAGCGTCAAGACGTACAGTTTTTACGTAACAAACTAACAGAAGACTTTGAAAACTGTATGGTACGTAAAGCAGTAGCAGAATGTTTGATTAACTCTGCAGTCTTTGGTACGGGTATTGGTGAAATTGTAATTGAAGAAATGAAAGAAATGGCTCCTGCTACTCAGCCTATTATGGGTGGAGATTTGCAAGCAGTAGGAGTTAATATTACTGAGCGAGTTAAAGTAAAACTAAAACCTGTACTACCTCAAAACTTTTTGATTGATCCTGTAGCTACTTCTGTAGAAGACGCTATGGGTGTAGCCATTGATGAGTTTGTAAGCAGCCACCATGTAGAGCAACTACAAGAGCAAGGAATATATCGAGACGTATACGTAGGTAATGCTGCTCCTGATACTGATCTTGAGCCTGACCAAGACCTTACGATTTATAACGATAACAAAGTACGTTTGACTAAGTACTACGGTTTAGTGCCACGAGAGCTTCTAGATGACGCTACAAACGACGATGACTCCGAAGAGGTATCAGAGGCAGGCCCTGATTCAAAGTACGTAGAGGCAGTTGTAGTAGTCGCTAACGGGGGTATTCTTTTAAAGGCTGAAGCTAACCCTTATATGATGCAAGATCGTCCTGTTGTTGCTTTCCCTTGGGACGTAGTACCCGGACGTTTCTGGGGTCGTGGTGTATGCGAAAAAGGCTATAACAGTCAGAAGGCTTTGGATACTGAGTTACGCGCACGCATTGACGCACTAAGCCTTACTATTCACCCAATGATGGCTATTGATGCTACACGTCTGCCACGCGGGGCTAAACCTGAAGTGCGTCCCGGTAAGATGATTTTAACTAATGGAGATCCTCGTGAAGTTCTTCAGCCTTTTAACTTTGGTCAAGTTAGTCAAATCACTTTTGCTCAAGCAGGAGCATTGCAGCAAATGGTACAACAAGCAACAGGAGCCGTTGACTCAGCAGGAATTGCAGGTCAGGTTAACGGCGAGAGTACTGCCGCTGGTATTAGTATGTCTCTTGGCGCTATTATTAAACGTCATAAGCGCACATTAATTAACTTTCAACAATCATTCCTTATTCCGTTTGTCAAAAAAGCTGCTTATCGTTACATGCAGTTTGATCCTGAGTCGTACCCTGTAGCAGACTACAAGTTTAATGCAAGCTCAACGTTGGGCATTATTGCTCGTGAGTATGAAGTTACTCAGCTTGTACAGTTGCTGCAAACAATGGGTAAGGACTCACCGTTGTACAACACATTGATTCAATCTGTTGTTGACAACATGAATTTATCTAATCGTGAAGAACTACTTGCAGCCCTCGCTCAAGCTTCACAGCCTAACCCAGAAGCACAGCAAATGGCTATGGCAGCACAACAAGCACAACTACAGTTCCAGCAGTCACAGACTCAAGCGTTGTCTGCACAGGCTCAAGAGTCACAAGCACGTGCTGCTAAGTTGTCAGCAGAAGCCGTTGCTGTACCGCAAGAACTAGAAATTGATAAGATTAATGCTATCACCCGAAACCTTAAAGAAGGTGATCAAGAAGATAAAGAGTTTGAGCGACGTATGCGCGTTGCTGAGACTTTCCTCAAAGACAAAGCAATAGAAGGTAAAACAAATGCTAATAACGCAGAAGGAAATGCAGTCTCTGCTAGACCAAGTCAACAACCATTTCAAGGGAACGTTCCAGCGCCTAGACCAGTTGGAAGCCAAGGTGGAGGAACTGAGTAATGCCAGCAAAGAAAGATCCAAGACTAGCACGAGCGGGCGTAAGCGGGTACAACAAACCAAAGAGGACGCCTAATCATCCAACCAAGTCCCATGTAGTTGTTGCTAAAGAAGGCGATAAAATTAAAACTATTAGGTATGGACAGCAAGGAGTTAGCGGTGCAGGCAAAAATCCTACAACTGCTAAAGAAAAAGCACGACGTAAATCGTTTAAGGCGCGTCATGCAAAAAACATAGCTAAAGGCAAAATGTCTGCAGCTTTTTGGGCCAATAAATCAAAATGGTAAGGAGACTACTATGCCAATGGTAAACGGTAAAAAGTACGCATACACAGCAGCAGGTAAGAAAAAAGCTAAGGCAGCTGCTAAAAAAACAGGGAAGAAGGTTAGTTATGGCTCGCGCAAAAAGTAGTCCTAAACCTAAAAACAAAGCTCTTTATTCACGAGTCAAGGCAGAAGCTAAAAAGAAATACAAAGTTTGGCCTAGTGCTTATGCTTCAGGTTGGTTGACTAAAGAGTATAAAAAGCGTGGTGGAACCTATGAGTAAAACCAAAGGTGGTCTTACTAAATGGTTTAAAGAAGATTGGGTAGACGTTAAAACGGGTAAGCCTTGTGGACGCAAGTCAGCTACCAAGAGTAAACGTCCTTACCCTTCTTGTAGACCTAAAGCAGTTGCAGCAAAGATGACCGCAGCAGAAAAAAAATCATCTGCTAAACGTAAAACAGGACCAGCTAAAATTAAACATGCAGTAACAGCGTCAGGCCGTAGAAGAAAAACTTCTAAAAAGTCTTGACATTTAATAAAATGTATGGTATAATATTACTATACAGTAAACTTTAGAGGAAACTATGACACCCGAGCTTGAAACATATTTTAACAATTACAATGAATTGTTTAATCATGAAGGTTTCAAACAACTCGTTAGCGAACTTTCCAACAACGCAACACAGTTAGCAGATATTCAAACAGTAAAAGATCTGGAAGATTTATACTTTCGCAAAGGTCAAGTAGCTGCTTTCGCAACTGTTATTAACTTACAAGGTACTATTGAAGCTGCTCGTGATCAAGCAGAAGCCGAAGAAGAAGGGCCTGTAAGTGTATAAAATTTATGACTTCCGTTGTACTAACGGACATGTCTTTGAAGAATTTGTAAAGGATGGTACTACAACCAGTAGGTGCGGTTGCGGTGCTAACGCTACAAAGATGGTATCTGCCCCGTCTTTCCACCTTAATGGCGCTGATGGTTCATTCCCCGGCGCACATATGAAATGGGTTAGGGAGCACGAAAAAGCAGGTAAATAATAACATCTCCATAATGATTATAATCACGGAGCTTAATAATGTCAAGAGCAACATTAGTTGACCCACAACCAGAAATGGAAAACGTGGACGATATAAACGAAGAAGCAGTAGAGACTCAGTTTGTAGAAGAAGAAGCTGAACAACCTCAAGAGCAACCTACATTACCAGAGAAGTACCAAGGTAAATCACTGGAAGAAGTTGTACAGATGCACCAAGAAGCTGAAAAGCTTTTAGGTCGTCAGTCCGGCGAAGTAGGTGAACTTCGTAAAGTGGTGGATGATTACATTGCTAGTCAAACACCAACTCAAGCACCTCAACAAAACGTTGAGCCTGAAGATGATATAGATTACTTCACTGATCCACAAGGTGCTGTTAATCGTGCAATTGAGAATCATCCTAAGATTCGAGAAGCAGAACAGTATTCAACGCAGTATAAGCAACAAGCTGCTTTGGCTACGCTTAATACTAAACATCCAGACATGCAAGAAATACTTGGTGACCCTAAGTTTGCTGAATGGATCAAAGCTTCAAAGATTAGGACTCAATTGTTTGTAGCCGCTGACCAGCAGTATGATGCTGACGCAGCTGACGAACTCTTCTCACTCTGGAAAGAACGGAAGGTAGTAACCCAGCAAACTGCCGATGTTGAAAAACAGGCACGTAAGCAACAACTTAAGGCAGCTAATACAGGCAATGCACGAGGAAGTACCGAAGGAACACGGAAGAAAGTTTATCGACGGGCCGATATTATTAAACTTATGAGAACAGACCCTGATCGTTATACTGCTTTAGCCGATGAAATCATGGAAGCGTATGCGGAGGGTCGCGTAAAATAATCTAGGAGATTATAATGGCTACTCAAACTTATCCCGGTACGGTTGGCGGCGGAAGTATCGTCAACAAAACTGCTGCTGCTACTTTCATCCCAGAAATCTGGAGTGATGAAGTAATTGCTGCATATCAAAAGAACCTGAAGATGGCTCCTCTTGTTAAGAAGCTGCCAATGACAGGTAAGAAAGGCGACGTAATTCACGTACCTAAGCCTATCCGTGGCGCTGCTTCTGCTAAGGTTGCAGACACTGCGGTTAACATTCAGGCTAACGTAGAAGGTGAATTGCAGATCTCAGTTGATCGTCACTTTGAATACTCACGCTTCATTGAAGACATCGTAGAAGTACAGGCACTCAACAGCCTCCGTCAGTTCTATACTGAAGACGCTGGTTATCAGTTGGCACTTAAGGTTGACACTGATCTTATGAACGCTGCTACTGGTTTCGGTAACGGTACTATGGACCTAAATGCTCCTTCTGGTGCTGACTGGGTTAACAGCAACAGCTACTACTTCGACGCTGCTTCTGCTGGTGGTACTCCACTGACAGCCTTTGCTGCTTCTACTGTAGCTGCTGGTGATGTCTTCACTGACGCTGGTTTCCGTCAGGCTATCCAGCTTCTTGACGACGCTGACGTACCAATGGACGGACGTTGCATTATTGTTCCTCCAGTAGTACGTAACACCATCATGGGCACTGAGCGGTTCTCGTCTTCTGACTTCGTTTCAGGACAGACTGTAAACACTGGTCTTATCGGTAACCTCTACGGTGTAGACGTTTACGTTTCGTCTAACTGCCCAACTCTTGAGAGCAACGTTCGCGGTTGTATCCTCATGCAAAAAGAAGCTCTCGTTCACGCAGAGCAAATGTCTGTACGTTCACAGACTCAGTACAAGCAGGAGTACCTCTCAACTCTGTACACTGCTGATACTCTATACGGCGTTCAGGTATACCGTCCTGAAGCTGGTTTGGTACTTGCTGTCTACGACGCATAATACCTCTCTGGGGGTCTCCATGGCCCCCTTTTCTTTCCTTTCTTTTGTAGGAAACTTAAATGACTGATTATACTAAGACTACGGACTTTGCTGCAAAAGATTCTTTGCCTTCTGGTGATTCCAATAAGGTTATTCGCGGCACTGAGTTTGACACAGAATTCAACAATATTGCCACAGCTAGTGCTACTAAAGCAGACCTATCTAACCCTAGTTTTCAGGGTGATGTTTCTGTTGCTGGCAATATTTCAGTAAGCGGAACTGTTGACGGTCGTGATGTAGCTGCCGATGGTACAAAGTTAGACACAGTTGAAACCAATGCAGACGTAACAGACACAGCAAATGTAACTGCTGCTGGCGCTGTAATGGACTCTGAGCTAACTGACGAAGCAGCTGTAAAAGCGCTTGACCAAGGTGTTGCTACTACTGACAGTCCTACATTCGCAGGTGCTACACTAGGCGCTGTTACTTACGCAGCGACTGACGGCACAGACGGACAGGTATTGACAACGGATGGCGCAGGTAATGCGACGTTTGAAGCTCTGCCTGATTCTTTGTATTTAAACGTCAAGGACTTTGGCGCTACGGGTGACGGCTCAGATCAAACCACGGCTCTTCAAAACGCCATTAATCACGCTTCTACTCGTGGTATTCAAACTATCTTCTTCCCAGAGGGTCACTACAAGTACACCACTCTGCGTTTCTACCATGACCAAACTGACAACACCGGATTCCAAGGCACTAATGTATATGTTGGTGACGGAACAACAGATGATTTTAATTTCGGCTGGTACATTGCAGACGCTTCTGACCTTACAGTAACAGTAGAAGGTGTAGAGCAAACACTCAACACTCACTACACAGTATCGGGCGTTGGTTCTGACACTGGTGGCACTGTTACGTTTACTGCAGGAAATATTCCTTCAGCACCCGCAGGCAGTACTGTTACAAACCGTAAAGGCGATGGAACAACGTCAGAGTTTTTCTACAGCGGGACAGTTATACCAGACGCATCTAATGTTTCAGTAACAGTTGATGGTGTCGCTTCAACGCAATTTACAGTTGATATTGGTAAAAGATTAGTAGTATTTAATGCGGGTCATGAGCCACCTGCTCCTGCTAACCCCAACGATAACAACGTTGTCATTACCATTCAAAAGACGGTTAACATTTCGTCTAACAACCGTGATGGTCGTGTTCAACTTCGTGGTACTGGGCGTCTGGCTATTGCAGATCTAGTAGGTCTTGATAAGAACCGTACTCGCATATATGGCTCTGTTCTTGAATCTACTGGTGACGGCATCATTATCGACACCGACCAAGAATTCAGCACTCCAGTTGATGCTCGTAACTTTGTAGCGAAAGACTTAACGTTCCTTGCAGACAATACGGGGCAGATAATTAAAGCAGAAAAGAATCCGGGCATGTCGTTTGACACCTGTTCTTTCAAGCAATTTAACCCTGCTGGCACTGGTTTAGAGGTTCGTAACTGCTGGTTCTTTACAATGAATCAGTGTTATGTCGTGGGTCAGCGGTATCAAGAAACATATACAGGAGATGGCACTCAACAGACCTTTACTTATACGTTTGATAATCCATCTGCAACAAGCGATATTCTTGTTCAGCTTAACGGTGGTGCGTTAACAGAGACTACCGACTACACCGTAACAATGGGGGCTACAAAAACAGTTACCCTAACCTCAGCAGGAGCTACAAAAGTATCCGACGCGATTGCTTTGTCTGGTGCTAAAACAATAAACGTACAAAGGATTAATACCGGCGACGGCATTTCTTCTCAGTTCGTTGGTCGTACGTTTGGTAGCTTTGCTGGCCTATGGACTATTACGCAGTCTTTGGTTGATTCTTTTGCAAACGGTGTTCACTGGACTGGCGGCACTGTTACTAACCTTTCGATTCGTGATACAGCAGTACAAAACTGCGGTAACTACAACATATACGCTGATTCTGGTGTTATTCAGCAGATGTTGCTTGACAACGTTTATTTTGAAAACCAAAAGACACAGGGTGTTAGCTTTATAAAAGGCGACGGAACTGCGCCTCCCGACAACAGTGCAGTTATTAGAAATCTACGGATGACTAACTGCTTCATGCTTGGTGGTGGTACTAACCCAAGAGTTACAGGACCGTGTATTGATCTTGATAATGTAGATGCTGTTGATATTGAAGGTATGTATGTTTTCAGAGTGCGTCAGTCATTCTTAAATATTACGCGCACTAAGAATTCTCAAGATGTTCCCGGTGAAGTTAAAAATAGTATTTTCTTAACAAGTTCTGACCAAACTAAATTTTTAGATTTAGAACCAACCGTGTACTTGTTAACGGGTATTCTTCCTAATGCACATAACTGTGTATGGCCTAGTATAAACGACAGCTTCCACGATACTACTAACAACATTAATTTGTTTGATCCTACAGTTGATGAAGGCTATTTGCGTAGCTCTACTGATTTTATGGGATCAACTGCCATTTCTAGATTTAGCTTTGGCGACACAACTGTTAGGGCTTTTCAAAACGCAGACTCTAATCAGCCTAATTATTTTACAGGCGCGTATGAGCTTAATTTTGGACAGGAGTATAAAACTTACTACGACCTGACAACTAACATGTCTGGTGGGTTGGCTGTTTACTTACCTGATACAGGAAACGTAGGTCAAAGCGAAGTAAATGACGGTCGGCTTGTGATTGTTAAAAACAACGAGGCAAGTACGTCTTCGTTGAATTATCCTTATATTAACGTTTTTAACAGAAGCAATCCTACTAGCGGTAATCAAATAGCTCAATTAGCTCCCGGACAAACTGGGCTGTTTATTTTTGATTCTCAAGACAGCGAAAAGTTTAAGTTTGTTGGTCGTACTTTTAATGACAGGATTGACTTATACGACAATGAAAAACTTACCTTTGGTCGTGGAACTTCTTCTGCTGCAGACATGGAGATCTACCACGACAGTACTTCAGGTGAAAGCAGGATTGATACTCTTGCTGGTCTAACGCTTGACGGCATTACCTACCCAACAGCAGACGGCTCTGCTAATCAGGTACTAACTACAGACGGCTCAGGTACGCTATCGTTTGCCAATGTATCTGGTGTAGGTATTAACGCAGTAGTAGACGACACTACGCCACAGCTTGGTGGTGATCTTGACCTCAATAGTCATGACATTACTGGCACTGGAAACTTAGATTTCACAGGAACTATCAACACAGTCCTTTCTGTAGACGGTACTACGGAAGACGTGTTTATTACTGGTGGTGCTCCAGCGCTCGAATGGGTAGAGAATGACGCAGGTGCGGGTCGAGTCCGTTCTGCGCTAAGTAATTCTGTCATTTTCCATTCGCACTATGGAGACTCTACAACTACCTACGGTGGTTATGTCTTGCAGACTAGAGCGTCTGACGGGTCTAACAACCAAGTAGTTTACACGTACGACGCAGGCGCTAATGATCGTCACTGGTGGGGTACTAGAACGTCTGGCGATGTGCTTATGCAGCTGGAGTCAGATGGTACCTTTAACGTCCGTGGCGGCGATGTGTCGTTTGAAGACTCTTCACTTGTTGAGAAGTTTTACTGGGACGCAAGCACTGCGCGATTAGGTCTGGGAAGAACAAATCCCGCAGAAGAGATTCACATTGATGCGTCAATTCCTACGATACGCTTGCAGGATTCTGACGGCACTGATCAATACGCAAACATCTATCAGTCTGGCGGTACTACTAATATTTATACTCGTAACGGCACTGATTATGGTGATTTCTATATTCGTCGCTATAACGGCACTGACTTAGATATTTCGTTCCGTGTACAAAACAACGGCGACATTATCTTTTATGGAGATGATGGCTCGACACAAGGCGTTAAATTTGACGCAAGCACCAATCGACTTGGCATAGGTACTACGCTGCCTAGCACAACCTTAGATGTTGCGGGGACTGTCACTGCAAATGATTTAACTCTGTCAGATACACAGCCAGTATTAAAACTAGAGGACTCTGACGGCACTAATCAAACGCTAGAGGTACTTACGTCAGCAGGAGCGTCATTTTTGACTGCCCGAAACGGTTCTTCAAATGGAACAATTAACCTGCGTCGAACTGATGGCACTACCACTAAAAGAACTATGCAAGTGCAATCGTCAGGTGACATTGCTATCTATGCAGACGACGGCACGACAAAAGCCCTCTACTGGGACGCAAGCACTTCACGGTTAGGTCTGGGTATTACGAATCCAGCTTACGAGCTTGATGTATACAGCACTATCCACATTGGAAACGACGGAGGCTCTGGCTTTTCCCATTCACGTTTGATACTAGACTCTAACGGTGCTGGTCGTGGGGCAGGAATATTTAGTCACAACCAAGTAAATGATACAGAGTGGTTCTTTGGTAATCCCTATGACACTCCTGATTCATTTGCTATCAACAGACTGGCAACGGCCTCGCATTCAGATGCTACCGCAAACAAGACCAACTCATTAGTCACTGTTAATAGCTCTGGCAATGTTGGTATAGGTGTCGTCCCAGAAACAGATTGGCACAGTAATTATACCGCTCTTCAGGTAAATACTGGCGGCGCATTAGCTTCTTACGCCAGCGGAACGACGTTCGGAACTGCTATATCAACGAACCAAAGAACAACTGGCGATACGTTTGTTAATGGTAATAAGTACATAGCAAATGCGGCGGCTCAGTTATACCTACAAGATAACGGCGGCAACCACATTTGGTATAACGCCGCATCAGGAACAGCAGACGCAACAATAAGCTGGAATGAGCGTATGCGTATCACAAGCTCTGGCAACTTGCTGGTTGGTAAGACTGGTTCAGCCTTTGGCACAGCAGGTACAGAGCTACAAGCTGACGGCGCTGTAACGATTACACGAAGCGGCTCTACTGGTGGCACTCCGTTCTTTGTAAATCGACTGGCTAATGACGGCGAACTTGCGGCGTTTTACAAGGACACAGTTCATGTCGGTAGTATTCGCAGTCGTAGTGGCCTTGTAAGCACGATTATTTTAGACCCTCGAAGCGACGGCTCGGGCTTGACTGGTTCGACTAATGGCCTGTTGCCAGTTGATGAAAATGGAAGTATATCAGACGATGGTATCGATTTAGG